GTGTAAGGTGTTTAGAGTGCGCGCGTCGTGTGATCGATCACGGGGGGCACAACTTTTTAACATGGTCAATGTTACGTAAATATATAAAATTAAAAAAATACTTAACTCTCTCTTGTGATAATGAACGTACAAAATAACGATATGTACTATAAAAATACTACCCCCTGATATTTTGTTACTTATAATATCGTTAGTTCATTAATCTAATTAATGTCATATTAAACATAAATCTAAAGTATTCAATAATAAATTCACTCTCCTTTCTTAAAATAAAGTTCTCTTCTATATATCAATCAACACACACATTTATATATATGATCGGAAAGCGTAACATTGACCCCAACCGCAGCGGGGTAGTCCAAATGGCAGAGACACGAGTCTCATAAGCTCGTCTAGTGCAAGTTCGACTCTTGCCCCCGCTCCCATTTATGGCCCGTTAGTCAAGTGGCTAAGACATCGCTCTTTCACAGCGAGTACGGTGGGTTCAATTCCCCCACGGGTCACCATTATGCCAGCTATTAGGTTAAGGCCGATTAGCAGTCCTAGATAGCTTACGGGCTATCTAAGGATTTGGCATTTAATATTGCAGAGTAAAATAGTACGGGAAACATATCCGTATCTAAAATGGTTTGAATCCATTCTCTGCGACCATATGGTTCCATGGAGTAATTGGTCATCTCGTCACCCTGTCAAGGTGAAGATTACGGGTTCAAATCCCGTTGGAACCGCCATTATCCTAGCATAAGATTTCTTTTTCTGATTATCTGCATCTTGTGTTAGGATTTTACATGCTCTTGTAGTTCAATTAGAGCACCTTTGACTTTGAAGGAGATTTACGTGAAAATCGTAACGAGAGCATTAGCTATCATATTGTTGAATGGGTTGCAAATCAACATAAAAACCTGTATCAATATTGTAAATGACTATTTTTAGATATTTTAATAGAAACAATACAATATTCGGATATATGTACCGGCGAAAACCAAGCTTAACGGACATATACGAGTACAATACGAAAATTTGAAGAGCATAAAATATCTTTAAAGCTCAGCTGGTGAAAGACCAGCATTTTTAATATATTAGATGCAGTATTTATTTTCTATATTTTAAGAAAGGATTTACATTGTAAATTTATTAAGATATATAAAATACATCAGATTAAATACATTATACTTTTTAAAATACTGCATCTATGTATTCTATTATTGAAAACTGGTATGCTACTTTTTTAGTGGTTTTTTCATTTTCCCTTACTCCTTTGGTAGTATATCAGTTTTGAGTAATAGAATTTATTTAATCCTTGTCATAATGACAAGGATATTTTTGTATGAAAGGATATTAAAATGATTACGAAATTAAGAAAAGCAAATGCTTATATTATAAGAAAGATTTGCTCTGATTATGCGATCGATCATATAATTCCAAGATCGTTCGGTGAGATCCCTGTTAAGATGAGATATAAAACTATGTATTTTAACAATATCAAATCTTTATCAGATATTATGTATGAATATCCTGAACGTTCTAAACGTATTGTATTTACGACAGCTAATGGATATAAACCTCAATACGAATATAAATTTCGACATATTAATTATGAAAAAGCTGTTAAGATGATGATATTCTTTAAACCTAAAACTCATATTAGATTTAATCTTAATATGTATGATAATAATATTCGTAAGTATAAATATAATACTATTTTTAAGCGTCGATATAGAACGGAGTGGTAATTATGAGAGCATATGAAATTTTGTTTGTTATTGGATTTGTATTACTTATTTTAGGTATGATTCCTATATTTTATGGTTTTATTAAAACTATCTTTGAAATGATTGCTGATATAAAAAATCGTGATTATGATATGCTGCCTGAATTACTTTTAAGTTTAGGAGTTATTGCTATGTTAGCAGCAGTGATTCTTAATGTTGTGGAGAAATAAAATAATGGATAAGGATATAAATAATATATTATTAAAAAAGTTTATTCATATATACATATTATTTTCATTTATTGTATATATGATTAACTTAACAATTGTTAATATTATTATGTATTTTGTTGTAGACGATACTATGTATCGAACTACATATTTTACAGTCAATGATTTTACATTACAAACATTTCCTGTTGTTTCAATGTTAATAGCTGCTATAATGTTTTGTTTAATTAATATTAATATTAGTCAAGAGATTGACGAAGAAAAAAATATTATATCTTATGAATTATCAATCGGTGCAATATTTAAAGCAAAGTTGAAAAAATAATTATGTTTGTATATAAAACTGGTAATATATTAAGATCTAAGGCTGAATATATTTTTAATGCTGTTAACACTGTCGGAGTTATGGGCAAAGGTTTAGCTCTTCAAATTAAACAAAAATATCCGGCATGCGTCGAAGATTATAAAAAAGCATGTAGTTCCGGCAGACTTAAAACTGGTTCAGTATTAGTAACATACTTAACTAAAGAAAAAATTAATATCGTTCAGTTTCCGACAAAGGCTCATTGGCGTGATCCTTCTAAATATGAATATATTGAAGAAGGATTGAAATCGTTTGCGTTATTTTTAAAAAATCATAATATTCAAAACGTAACGATTGCTATTCCTAAATTAGGCTGTGGAAACGGTAAGCTTGAATGGAAACAAGTATTAACTTTAATTAAACAATATTTATCAGAATTCGATACTATTATATTTGAAATTTATGGTGACGACGTTTAGTCGGAAAGGATTTGTAATGGACCAATATATTATCTATTCGATTCTTAATTCTTTATTAGCATTGTTATTAGTTATATCTGTATATAAAATTATTAGACGCTATTAAATAAAAAAAATAGAATATTATAATTTTATATATTGAAATTAAATGCCAAATTTGGTAATATAATAATATATTTATTATTATTGCGAAAGGAGGTGTTTACCTTGATTAAAAATTTTAAAATTAAAATTTATCCTAATGAAGAACAGCAAACTTTAATTGAAAAAACATTTGGCTGTAAGAGATATCTGTATAATTTTATGTTAAATTTAAAACAAAAGTTATATAAATTTTATGGGATATCTTTAAGTTATAATAATATGTCTAAAATTCTTACTGAATTCAAAAAACATAAAACTTGGCTTTGTGAAGTTGATAAATGTTCTTTACAAAATTCTATTAAAGATTTAGATGTTTCATATAAAAATTATTTTAATGGAATGGGATATCCTAATTTTAAATCTAAACGAGGTAAAAACTCCTATCGTACTAATTGTAATTTACATTTAGATCAAGATAACAGAATGATTCGAATTCCTAAAGTCGGTTGGATTAAATTCAGAGATAAAACTAATTTTAATGGTTTAACTAAAATCAATAATATTACTATCTCTAAAACTCCTAGCGGTAAATATTTTGCTAGTATTTCATCCGAAGTCAATATTACAGCTTTTGCGAAAACCAAGAAAAGTTGTGGTGTCGACTTAGGGTTAAAAGATTTTTGTATCTTGAACGATGGAATTAAGTTTGAAAATCCTAAATTTTTAGTGCGTAGCGAGAAACGACTTAGACTACTTCAAAAGTCTCTAAGTCGTAAAGTATATGACTCTAAGAATTATGAAAAAGCAAGAATTAAGCTGGCTAAGTTTCATGAACATATAGCTAACTGCCGTAAAGATTATTTACATAAGATATCATTATTTTTAGTAGAAAATTATGATATAATTTGTGCCGAAACTTTACGAGTTAAAAATATGGTTAAAAATCATAAGTTAGCTAAAGCGATCAATGACGTTAGTTGGTCAGAATTTTGTCGACAATTAAACTATAAATGTTTATGGTATGATAAAAAATTTATACAAATTGATACATACTTTACATCGTCTCAAATATGTTCTAATTGTGGATTTAAAAATTCAGACGTTAAAAATCTCAATATTCGTGAATGGACTTGTCCTAAATGCAATAAACATCACGATCGAGATATTAATGCTGCTACCAATATTTTAAATCAAGGATTAATTTTAATATAATTTCAATATATAGAACCGTAGGGCATACGGGGATAGCCTATCATATCTTAGTGTAAGACATGTAGTGAATTTATATTTACTATGCTACTATTGAATAGGAATTTTTAAATAAAATGTCAGCATTAGAACTATTAAAAAACGTTATCGCAAAAAGTATCTTAACGAAGCTTATTATTTACGATTTTCTAAAGAATTTTTGGAAATAGAAAAATGAATGTATTTAACTTTGTATTATTAATAGCTATTCTTGTATTCTTATATGAATACAATCAAAAATAAGCCCCTCAATCGAGGGGCTTTTCTTATTTAAAACTAATAAAATATGTAGCATAACGTCCTTCGTCTTTGTTTAACATTAATAGTTTTTGACCCGCTTTCGAGAACTTACGTCCATCGACAGCATATTGATCACTACCACAAAGCGAAGGATTAACAATCATTTCGACACCTTTGAGATCAGCTTCTCTAGAATGATGGAAATGACCCATAACAATATAATTAGGAATTTGTTTTGTAAATAATGCTAAATTATCGATAGCTCGGTTATAATTATCTTTATGTCCATGAACACCGATAATTATTTGTTCACAAACTTTAGCTACGATAATTTCATCGTCGACAATATTTTTATTAAAATGAATTCGTTCATTTCCTTTGAGACGTTCTTTTAAGAACCAAGGAATAATATCGTTAAACGATTCGCCATTCATAGCTTCTTCTTTAGAAGGAGTTATACGATCATGATTACCGCGACAGAAATATAATTCTAAGTTGAATTCTTGACTTAGATTATTGAATAAATGACTAAGTGCTTCGGTTACACCAATCGTTTGTTCGATAAGATTTTCTTGAGATTCGATTCGTGTTTGTACATGAATGCCACCATTAATCATATCGCCTAATGTCATGATGTGAATCGTTTTAATATTATTTAATTTACAATATTCTCGTGTCTTATTCATAAGATGTTCGACACGTTGATGAAATATTTCATCGTTAAATTTATTAAAGTAGTTATCACTAACTTGACCTTTATGCCAATCACTAATAAGAAGAACAGCTTCACTTTCGCCAGTTGCCAGTTCTTTAAATTCATATTTAAGAGGTTCAAGTTTGCTAATTGATTCGGCTATTAATTCTTTTAATAGAAATTGATTAGATACTTCTTTTAGTGTACGATTTAATTCTTGACGATGTTTACTATTAACATTTTTAGCATGAGCATTTAATAATAAGTCTCGTGCCGTATCTGTTATACGTTCTTGTGTCATTACTGGAGTTACTGATTTTCTAAAATCATTAAAATAACTTCCTATCGTAGCTGTATCTAAAGCAATGTCGAAAAACATTTCTGCCATAGCAGAAATACGTTTATATGTTAATTTAGTATTATTTTGTCGTTCTTCATACATACGGTATAGCCAGCTAATAAGATCTTCGCCATCTTGTGCTAGATATTTAGCTGTACTAGATTGTTTTGTTTCTTCAGCCATGTATATCCTCCTGAAAATAAAATGAAACAAATCCTTCCTTTATTATATAATATTTGCATAACTAAGTAAACTAGAAGATATAAGGTTTTTTATAATTTGTGATTATTGCAAGCAAATACATTTACTTATAAATATTAGACTTTATAAAAAATATGGACTATACTGTAATTATATTATGATATATAATCATAATATACTACATGTAGTATGTATTACAGTAATATACTACTACATCTTCTTTTTAGTTGCGCAACGAAAGGAAAATTTTAAATTATGGAAAAAGTATTATTTGGTGGAAACAATGACATCCAGGTGCCGGCGGCAACTCGATTAATTGGAACATTCTCTACCGGAACTGACGAAATTATTCTTGATGGAAATAAACAAGAACGAATCGTACAATTTAATTATGAAGGCAAACAGATATTAAAACAATATACATTAAAACATTTATATGCTCCATATACTAAAATTATCGAAGTATCAGATAATGCATATTGGTATACTGGTAAAGAACCAAAACAAAATCCTTCGATTAAAGATATCGTACGTTTTGACGTATATGACAAAGGCTGGATCATCGAAGATATTAAAGATGTTGAAGCCGACGCCTATTCTATTATTAGTAATTCTCAAGAACTAATAGTAGTTATAGAAGGTACAGAACTGTTAATCAAATAATATTGACATATAAATATTTATTTTTAATAGTATTAGTTTTAAAGGATTAATAATGTCTGTTATTAAACGTGATGGTCGAAAAGTAGATTTCGACAAACAAAAAATTATTATTGCGATAGGTAAAGCACAACATTCTTTATTAAAAGATAATAAAAAAATTGCTGAGTCTATTGCCGAAGAAATTGCACAAGAATATATCATGATGCAAGAAATCGATATTAAACGTATCGAAAAAATGGTATTCGATCTTCTTGTTAAACATAAACAAAAAGATGTAGCTCGCGCTTATGAAGGATATCGTGCTGTAAGAGAATATAGAAGAGAACATAATACTTCTGACAAAGACATTCTTGGTTTGTTAGATGGATCTAATATCGAAACGATTATGGAAAATTCTAACAAGAATGCTAAATTAAATTCTACGCTAAGAGATTTAATTGCTGGTGAAGTAAATAAAGACTTAGCTAAAAGAAAAGTATTGCCACCAGAAATTGTCGATGCCCACAATAATGGGATCTACCATTATCACGATCTCGACTATGCGGTACAACCTAATTTTAATTGCTGTGTATTTGATTTAAAAGATATGCTTGATAATGGTACAGTTATTAATGGCAACATGGTAGAGACTCCAAAATCTTTTCAAGTTGCTTGTACTGTTACGACCCAGGTTATCCAGTCCATCAGTAGTGGACAATATGGTGGGCAAAGTGTTTCTGGGATAGACGAAATACTTGCTCCATATCTAAAGAAGTCTTATGATAAATATTTAGAATTCTTTGTAAATGAAGAGAACAAAGAAAAACTTGCTCATCGTATGATGATGAAAGAATTAAAAGACGGCATTCAAACTATTCAATATCAAATTTTAACTTTGGCCGGTTCCAATGGTCAGTCGCCGTTTGTCACTTTGGGCTTGTATTTTAATCCAGACGGTGAATACGCAGACTATGCGGCGCTTATTTGTGAAGAAATTCTAAAACAAAGATATGCCGGTGTTAAAAATTCTGACGGCATTCCTCAAACACCAGTATTTCCTAAGCTTATCTATATGTTAGATGAACATAATGCAAAACCAGGTAGTAAATATTATTATTTAACTAAACTGGCTGCAAAGTGTACAGCTCGACGTATGTATCCTGACTTTATTTCTGCTAAAATTATGAGAGAACAATTTGATGGAGAATTATTCTTTCCAATGGGTTAACATATAACGGCCCATGTAAAACGATGTGAACTGTATCATAAAACAGGTGTCCTTTATGGGGCTAACGGTGAATCCTTAGTGGTAATACCGTGCTATTATATTATTGTAGTAGTGTAGAGACTATTGGTGATGAATGTAACCAAGTAGAGTAGAGACGTGCTACTCGATGCGCATCGCACTATTAATTAATAGTGAAGAGATAGTCCAGCTTAATATATATATTAAGTTGTGTAGAAGCTTCCTTTCTAATTGGAAAGATCCTGAAACAGGAAAATACAAATGGGCAGGAAGATTTAATTGTGGCGTGGTATCTTTAAACTTACCACAAATAGCTATTTTAGCAAATAAAGATTTAAATAAATTCTGGTCTTTATTAGATGAAAGATTAGAAATGTGTCATAAAGCATTAAAATTTAGACACGATTTATTGCTAGGCACTGTAAGTGATGTATCTCCAATTCATTGGCAATATGGTGCTATTGCAAGATTAAAGCCGGGTGAAGTAATTGATGAATATTTAAAAGATGGATATTCTACATTATCTTTAGGTTTTGTCGGTGTATATGAAGCTGTACTAGCATTAACTGGAGAAACACATACAAAGCATCAAGATTTAGCTTTAGAAATTGTTCGTCGAATGAAACAAAAAACAATCAATTGGAATAATGAAGAAAATCTTGGTTATGGTTTATATGGTAGTCCTGCAGAATCTTTAATTTCTAGATTCGCTAAAATTGATAAAGAAAAATTTGGTGATATTAAAGGTATTACTGATAAAGGGTATTATACTAATAGTTATCATGTATTCGTTGGTGAAGAAATTGATGCATTCAAAAAATTAAGTTTTGAAGCTCCGTTTCATCAATATGCGTCTGGCGGTTGTTTGAGTTATATTGAAATGCCAAACATGGAACATAATCTTGAAGCTGTCGAAACATTAATTCAATTTATTTATGATAATGTTAGATATGCTGAATTTAATACTAAATCTGACTATTGCAAAGCTTGTGGTTTTGAAGGTGAAATTGGCTTTGATAAAAATCATAAATGGACATGTCCTAAATGTGGCAATCAAGATCAATATAAGATGACAGTCACAAGGCGTTCATGCGGCTATTTAGGCAGTAACTTCTGGAATGAAGGTCGTACTAAAGAAATTCAATCCAGAGTACTTCATATTTAATAGTTAATAGGCATAAAATAGTTCCTTTGATTTTTGGAAAGTATATTTACTATTCGCCTATTGATTTTAAATTAATAATATAATATAATAATTGTAAGGCATAAAAAAGTTCCTTTTAATAATATTGGATGAATCAAATTTACTTTTCGCCTTATGATATGAAATCTAGACATAAAGAAGTTCCTTTTAAAATAGCTGATTACCATTTTGTTACTTCTCGTCTAGATAATGCTTAATAAGGCTACGTATATTTTGTACGTAGCCTTTTATTATTTTAAGAAAGGATAATAATCATGGACGCTAAATTAGAACTACAGAAATCCGTATTATATCTATTTAAATCTGTATTGCCTATCGAAACAAAAGCTAAGTGTAATTACTTAGATTTATTATTAGAAGGCGTGTATATTATGCCGGAAGCTAGACAATATCTTGATGAAAGATTAAAAGGCTTCTGTACTAGAGAATTTGGTAATAATGTAGTTCATTATAATAGAACGGCATTGTTCAAATCATTTAAAGATGTTGATCGAGCAAATGTCGAACAATTATTAGTAGACCAATTAGATCATTATCTTTCTGTATATACACAAACAGAAGAAACGTCTAGCAAACCTATTAACAGTTCTTTAGTATACGTTCCAGTTAAAAGCGAAACATATGAATGTGAACCTTTTATCTTTAATACAACAGTGATCTCTATTATTACTGAAGAAGAATTAATTAAGCGCGTTACAGATTTGCTTTCTTCTGGTATTGCGTTAAATTCAGCTACACAAGAATGTTTAATTAATATTTTTAAAGCTTATAAAGATAAGTTCGATATTAATGCTATTAAGAATAAAGAATTCTTAATGTATGTTTGTAAAGAATTTAACTTAGTTCCTAAGAAAGCTGAACAATTATTACGTTATTGTGCATATAGAATAACATCTAATCCAATGATTATTAATAGTGCTAGAGAACGTAAAAATTTATATTCTCGTATTTGTTTTTACACAACTACTATTAATAGAATATTAAAACAATATGTCGAAGAAAGTGGCGTCGAACCTATTGCACAACAATTTAATAGATATCGTAAGTTATGGATTATTTTAAAACATGCTGGTAAAGATGCTGCTACTATTATTAATAGAGCTAGAAAATTATCAGATAAATTAAATCGTCCTCATAAGCTTCAAGTATTAGATCGTATTAATGATAAAAATATCGATATTGAAGACGTTAAGAAAGAACTTGAAAAAGTTACGGTATTTAAAAAATTCTCTTTATTGAATGCTATTTATAATGCTAAGTCTAACGATAAGATGTATGTAATTCGTAATGGCCGTACATATTCTACGACAAAAGAACATACGTCAAAAGCATCGTTTAAAATTAAAAATTTAATTTTTAATTCTATTAAGAAAGATATTGGCAAAAATATTAAAGGTAAACGATTCTATATTCCTGAAGGAATTATGTATGCCGTACCGACAAGTCAAAAGAATTTTATCGATAATATCCCAATGTATACTCGATATAAAATGGATATGAATTCCATTATCGGTATTCACTGGACAAATTCTGAAGACGGACGTGTCGACTTAGATTTACATTATACATCTAAGAATATTCATATTGGTTGGAATAGTCGTTTTGATTCTAAAGAAAATATTCTTTATACTGGTGATTTAACTGATGCACCAGCTCCTAAAGGTGCTACCGAAGCTTTCTATATTAAAGATACTTTAAAAGATGATTTCGGTATGATCAGTGTTAATAACTATTCCGGTAACCCAGATCTATTCGAATTATTTATTGGTAGCGATCCTAAAAAGAAAATTTACGATCGTAACGGTATTATGAATGCCGAAAATTTAGCATTTAAATTCACTGGATTATCTATGAATGACGATAACGAAAAATGTTTCGGTATCGTAGATTCTCAAGAAGATTCTCGTGAATTTATCTTTATTGATAATTCATCTGGATTTAATCGAGTGCCTGCATATAGCGCTCAAAAAGAAGTTATGCTTAGTGCAATTAGATCGATGGCTAAGAATCGATTATATCTTAATGAGTTAATAGAAAAACTTGGTGGCGAAATTGTTTTAGATAAAGAATCGGCCGACTATGATTTATCAATTAATAGTCTTGTTAAAGATTCTTTTAATTTCTTATTTAAGGCTGATGTATAATCATCAGCCTTTTACTATATGGTGAATATTATTGGACACTAAAGAAGAATTAAATAAAACGATACACGAGATGAATCATCTCGTTGAAGATATTATTAAAGCTGCCAATATGTCTAGTAAAGAAGAGCAAGCAAAGACTTTAATTTTATCGCAATTGTTAGATAAAACAGAATACTTAATTGGAGCTATACAGACTCCTCAAAGAGAATTAGATCTTATTTTAGATCAGCAACGACGATATATAATGTCTGAAGTCGAAGATAGAATATATAGAATGGAAATGGAAATTTTCGATAGATTAAAATTATTAATGGAATGTGAAAGGAATCATTAATGAGCTTTAATAATAAACGAGCAAAACTTATTGTTCTTGATGGCGGCGATGGTTGTGGTAAAAACACACAAACATTAAAACTTGTCGAACGATTACAAGCCGAAGGTAAAAAAGTTAAATACTTAACATTTCCGGATTATAATAAAGATACGTCAGTATTTGTTAAAAAATATCTTAACGGTGATTTCGGCGATCGAGAATCTGTCAAGCCACAGGTTGCTTCATTATTCTTTGCATTAGATCGATATGCGACGATTCAAGAATGGAAATCTATTTTTGAAGATCCTGAAATGATCGTAATTTGTGATCGATACGTAACGTCTAATATGTTGTATCAAATGGTACGTTATGAAAATAATGATCAGCAGTTAGCATTTTTAAGATGGTTAGAAACGACTGAATATGACTTGTTAGATTTGCCGACACCGGATATTGTATTATTTTTAACATTGCCATTATACGTACGAAAAGATATGCTATTAAATCGTATAGGTAATACTGGTGGTAACACTGGCGATATTCATGAAAGCGATATGGATTATTTACGACAAATTGACGACGCACAGTATAAACTTATAAATAAATTTAACATGATAGGAATTGATTGTTCTAACGATGATAAAGTTAAATCAATCGATGAAATTCATGAATTAATTTATAATACGTTACAAGAAAAAGGAATGATTTAAATGAAAGAAATAGTATATATCGTTATAGTCGATGGTCAAATCGAATCGTTATATTATAACGAAGCTAATGCTCGAGAAGATATCGAAGAGCGTATCGAAGAAGGATATGCTCCAGAAGACGTAGCTATTCGAACTTGTTACATTAATGATTTTAACGAGGAAGAATAACTATGATTGATAAAAATGATCCTTTATATAATCAAAAAATGTCAATAGCATTAGAATTAAATCGTTTAGAAAAAGAAGTATCTGGTTATGCGTCAGATGATGATTATTTAGATATTATGAATGATTTAGAAATTTCAATCGACAGTCTTTATAAGAAGGTAAATATGATCGAAACTATTTATGCTTTATTAGTTTATTCTGATGATTTTGATTCTCCATTAATTGGTGTATATGAATCATTAGATAAAGCTGAAGAAAAGCGTCGAGAATATATCGATAACAATATTATTAGCGAAGATATGATCTTTGTAGAAGTTCAACATATTATTAAGTAGGTGCTATTATGAAAGTATTTTTATCTCAACCAATGCGTGGTAAAACACACGAAGAAATTCTAAGTAGTATTCGTGAAGTTCAAGAATTTTTAACTAAATATCTTGATTCTACTAATGTCGAGATTATCGAAAGCTATTCTCCTAGTAATAAAAATAAAGAGCCTTTAGTTGCTCTTGGCGATTCTATTAAAGATTTATCTAAAGCTGATTTAGCTGTATTCTTAAATGATTGGAATCAGTATCGTGGTTGTATTATTGAACATCACACTGCTAAGATTTATGAAATTCCACATATTTCTGTGCGAAGTGAAAATGGATTATTAAGGGTAGTTGAAAAATAATGAATTATGGGCAAATTCGTGAATACGATATCGCTAACGGTATCGGTATTCGTGCTACATTATTTGTAACAGGATGTTCTCATCATTGTTACAATTGCTTTAATCCAGAATATTGGGATTATACAGCAGGTAATGAATTTACTAAAGATGTTGCTGAGACATTAGTAAATTATTTAAAACATCCACAAGTATCTGGATTAACTATTCTTGGCGGAGAACCTTTTGAAAATATCGACGGCCTTGTCGATTTTATTAATAAATATTTAAAAGATCAAGAATGGTTTAGGAATAAAGATATTTGGTGCTATTCTGGATATACAATCGATCAGATTATCGAAGATCCTAATAAAAGAAAATTATTAGAACTTGTCGATGTATTAGTCGACGGTAAATTTGTCGACTCTTTAAAAGATCCTTCTTTAAAATTTAGAGGATCGTCTAATCAAAATATTTATAAAATTAAACATGTTAATAATCATTTAAGTGCAGATTTTTATTCTGAATTAATGTGAGGTATTGTATTATGGGACTTAGAACAGTATTTAAAAAAGCATGTGATCATGTTAACGATATGTATCATGATTATACGTTAACTCCAAAAAAAGATTGGGAAATCCAAAAACTTAGAAAACAGCTCGAAGAAGAAAAAGCTAAAAATCGTTTCCCTCATGTATCTATTGCAAAAAAAATGCGGTAATATTATAATACTGGTGTCCGGTAAAATGAGTTGTACCGAAGAAATAGCGGCGAGCCCACGGACACCAGTTTTAATTACGAAAGGATATTAACTATGGATAACGCATTGGAAATTATTACTAAAAACTTTGAAGATATTATTACATCTGATAAAGGACATTGTACTCGAGTTATTGCTACTAAAGATAATAAAACTTGGTACTTCGATATCTATCAAGATATGGTATTAGTATTCGATGGTATCAACGAACAAATCGAATTAAATACCGAAGACGAATTAAAAAATTATATTGCCGATTGTTAATATGAATACATATTTAACAACATTATCGATTGCTGTCTTCTTAACAGAATTAATCAATCGATTATTTTTTCATTTTGAAACCATCTATACAATTCTATATTGCTTTATCATAGTAACGTTATTTTATATAACGTTGTTAGTATATTTCAAATACAGGAAATAAAATGGAATCACATATCACTCCTGGCGAAATACTAATTTTTTCTAAAAAGCCCGTCGTATTCGTTGAACTTGTCGATACCGAAAGGATTAAAGTTCAAGATATTAGCAATAAACAAGAGAAAATAGTATTGGCCAAGGATTGCAAAAAGCAGGCTTAATATTTTTAAGCTACTTATTGGAGGTGAGCTGTCCCCCTATCGGGGGCCACTCACCTCTTTTTTCTTTTCTGTTTTTCTGTTATAATTATTATATATAGTTATTATTTTTGTATTTCTTTCTCGAGGATTAGCAAATGAAAAAATATGTGATTTATCTCCCAAACGAAATCATTAATTTTTGTGAAGACCCTGGCGATAGTATTGTATATTCAGTACTTGATCTTGATAAGCCTGAACAGGAAATTGTCGATCAATTTTGTTCTGATTTAACGTATGATCATTACAAAGCATATGCATTACTAGCTAAACATGGAATTATTTCTAAAGAATTTGCATGTTTAAAATTAGCTAGTATCGTCGGCGAGCTTAATAAAGATTTGAATGAATTGATGGGTGAATAGTATGAGAAAATTTGAAGTAGTATCACGCTGCAAAGATATGGATATTAAACTTCCTAAGCGTAAAACTAAAAAATCGGCAGGATATGATTTTTTTGCAATCGAAGATGTCGATTTATATCCTGATAAATTATATGTATTACCAACTGGTATTAAAGTGCAGATGGAAGAAGATGAAGTATTATATCTTCATATTCGATCTTCAGCTGCCTTTAAACGCGGTGTGCGTATGATTAATAGTATCGGTGTCATCGATAGTGACTTCTATAATAACGAATCTAATGAAGGTGAAATTTCTTTAGGTTTATTATCTCATAATGATGATGTCGTTCATATTAAAAAAGGTGAATGTGTCGCTCAAGGTGTATTCCATAAATTTTTAATTACAGACGATGACGATGCTGACGGTGAAAGAATTGGCGGTATCGGTAGTACAGGTAAATAATATATATTTTTAAGACAGTATGAGTGTATACTGTCTTTTCTGTTAAGGTGAATAATGATTACTAAACTAAAAAAAGTATGTAAACGATGTATCGAAGACTATCAAGATCTTAATATGTATAAGTTAAATATTATCTTATACTTTATGGATCGACTACATCGTTTTAAATTAAGCGAACCATTTTTCGACGAAGAATTTCATCTCGATAGCGAAATGGGCCCATATTTAGATACAGTTAAAGATGCTTATGGTCAATATAATTTATATAATATTCCGACATTTGGTGCTAATAACATATTTGATGACGACGAAGTATTGACGTTAAATAATAAAGACGAAATCGCTAATGACGACGACGATATTAAAGATACTCATGAAATCGTCATTACTTCTTACTATGAAGAAGACGGTATTCCTCATTGGGAAGAAGCCGATATGTCTTTAGATAATCAAACCGAAGAAGATATTTATGAATTTATGAAAGCAGCTTTCGAAGCTATCGATACGACAGGCTTGATTTATTTCTACGAAACATCTAAAGATCCGGAACGTAATGTCGATGTGTTTTTATCAGATAAATTAGCAGCATATTTAGACGTAAAAGCAAAAGGATTCCCTGAACCAGATAAATCTAAACCATTACCTCAAGTCGAAGAAGAACAGCAAGATAACGAAATTACAGAAGAGGAAATTCTTGAACGACTTAATAGAGCTCGTAAACCTTTGTAATATATAAGGTTGAAGGAGGCTTAATATGTCTGAAAAAGAATTATCAAAAAAAGAAGCCGAACTCACAAAACTGCTAGATCAATATGTCGATCGTTATAATTCTTGGGGCTATACCGAAGAAGGAAAAATGATTTACAATAAAGCTATGCATATGTTAGCTACAGATCATGCTATTTATGCACGTATGCCAATTATATGTAAAGGTGAAAATTGTATTTATAAAAACGATCCGTTACATAAAGCAGGTGTTGTTAAAGTAGGCGAACCGTGTATTTGTGAAACTACGTTAATAGCTTCTAAATTTGCACAGTATCAACAAGAATTTAATCTTGAGTCTGCGTCATACACTGACAATGTATTAGTTCATGAATTAATTACGCTCGACCTACTTATTTCTAGAGCAATGCAATATATCAACAATCGTGATTACGAACCAGTTATCGATGTCGTTACTAATGTAACAGAGACAGGTCAAGAAATTACTCAACCTATGGTTTCTAAAGGTATCGAATTATATACGACACTTTCTAAGAAACGTGACGAAGTGTTTAGTTTATTAGCTGCGACACGTAAAGATAAAATTCGTAACAATATCGACGATATTGACCATGATGCATCGCTCCTTGCATCGCTTAACGATCCTGATTTCTTTATTACACAAGATCAGATCGAAGCGGAGAAAGAGTCGAGGTTGAATGAATAATGGGATTTATTAACGGAACAGTTAAAGAAATTGCCGAATTGTTCCAAGCATCAAAGAATATAGCTATTAATGGTTTAAAAGCAAATCCAGAAATGCCGAACGGTGTTATTAGAAGTTCGAGCTTGGCACAAGAAGGACTCGTAAAACTTTTAAATCCTCAAGGTAAATATGCTGAAACTTTTAACCCTATGGGAACTATTAATAGAGCTGCTGAAGGTTATGCTTACGGAATGGGCATAGGTAATTCATTACGATTCTCAGCAATGAATGATGTAAGTAAAAAAGCTTTTATCGAAAAGTTCGGAGAAAGAAATTTTGTCGAAGAATTTGCTAATCATGACAAAGCTGGTGCTTTGCAAAAAGAATTGGATTCATTTTTTGACGAAGCTAAATACGATCATGTTCGTACAGGTATTGCTGCCGTAACATTAGGTTCGACAGCATATCGTGTTGCTTCTGGCGGTGGATTGTATCGAGATTCTGACGGCAACTTTAATATTATCGGTATCCCAGGTATTTAATAAATGGCTGCTCCAGTATCAAGAATAACTAGGGCTCTTGGCAAAGCTAAGAAAATGGTAGCAGAAGCCAATAGCCCGACATTAGAATTAAATAGAATAGCTGAAAATTATAAGACGGCTCTTAAAGAAGCTGATATCGAAACTTCAGCTGTTACTAATAAAATTAAAGAAAAACCAAAAAGTACTTTTGCTGAAGAACGAAAAGCTGCTCGAGCTAAAGATGCTGCTGAAAAAGCAGCTAAAGAAGCTAAAGCTGTTAATCCTAGCGAAATAAATATCGCTAAACAAGCAGATAATACTCAGCAAGTAGCACAAAATCAAGTTCAGAAAAATCAAGCTGAAATTGCTAAAGCTAATGAAGAAGCTACGTCACAAATAGATGAAACGGCCGGCTTTAATAAATATCGTCCATTTACTAGTACTGTCGGTGCTTTTAAAGATATGCGTCAAGATTTAATACGAGTAAAAAATCCCGATGCTTACGAAACATATAATCGTTATGGTTTTACGGCAAAAGGTGGTGCTTTAGCCGGTGGTTTATTTGTAGCTGGTGCTGTTGATAATACGATAACAGCTGGTATCGATCAAACGTCGACAAATCATATGGCGTCGTTAGGTACACTTAATCCAGTAGTAAATCCTGTACCATCTTCTAGTACTGGTAATACACCTAATAATGCATTCGATAATATGGGCGCATCTGGCGATATTAATTTTGCTTTGAGAAAAAATAATACATTAACTCCGGGGACACTTTAATAGATGATTAATCCAATTAAGTATGCAGGATCAATGATTAAAGGTAAAGGATCGACTGCAAGTAAAATGCTTTGGGAAAATAAAGGTAATGCCGTAGCTACTGGTATTTTTTCAACGATGACATATAATAGTGCTCTTGACGAAGGAAAATCTAAAGGCGAAGCTTTTGGTGAAGCAGCGTTTGATGCTGCATTAAATTTAGGCTTTGGTTTTGTTCCTGGTATGTTATTACAGGGAGCTTATTATGGCGGTCCGGCATTAGTAGGACTTGCTAATGATTTAGCTGCTCAAGGTCGTCAAGAAGCACAACAGTCATATCGACCATTTGCTTGGACTAATCCAGTAAATTCCCAACAGTATGCAACAATGAGACAGGCAGGAATGGCCATCGCTCAGCAATCTCAATATAGTTTACAAACAACTATGATGGGTAATGAAGGTAAAGCATTCCATAAATAATTATGAAATTAGAACAAGATTATTCTGTAAAAGAACTAATGGAAATGCCGTTAGACAATTTAATTAACTTAGATTATGCTAAGTTATCTAAAGAAGGCAAATTAGTCGTTATTAAACGAGATCCAGTCATGTGGGCAAAGTCGTTTGTTCAGATTTATAATATCGATTTAGACAAATATGCTCCATGGACACCACGTTGGTATCAAGCCGAAATGCTTCGAGATCGAAGTCTTCGTAAAGTATTCCGATGTGGTCGTCGTTGTGTAACTGGTAATCTCGAAATTCAAATGCCGTCGACTGGTAAAATTAAAACAGTGCAAGAGTTGTATGATTCTCAAGAAGAATTTGAAGTTCTTGCACTCGATGATAATTACCAAGTCGAAATAGCACAACATGCTAAAGTTTATGATAATGGTATTAAGCCAGTATATAGACTTATGACATCATCTGGTCGAACTATTGACGCCACTGATAACCATCCATTCTTAACAGAATTAGGATGGGCAGAACTATCTAAATTATCTGTCGGTGAAAATATAGCTATACCAGTTAAATTAAATTATTTTGGTGATAATAGTATCGAAGAAACTGAATTAAAAATTCTAGCTCGCAAACTTAATAAAGATAAATCTATTATTAAGGAAATACCCGAAGAAGTATTTACGTTAAATCGTGAAGCACTATCTGTATTTATCTCAGAATTAATTCAGGATTCTTTTAATGCTAAAGAAGAGCGCCCTGTTAATATGCTTTATATTTCTAAAAGTAAAAAGCTTGTTAAACAATTAGCTCACCTTCTATTAAGATATGGTATCGTAACGACATTCCGACAAGAAAACGACAAGTATTCTTTAGGATTCGTTAATAGTAAAACGCATCGGCGTTTAAAGAAAAAATCTCATACGTCGATGTTCGCTTTATATCATTCTTATAAGTATCAGCCAGTAAATGATAAACTTAATAAAGTATTTTTATCGTATTTACCGGTTAAAAAATTATCACCGTCTGATTTTAAAAAAGTAAAATTCGACAAATTATCTGTCGAAGAATACTTAAAATCTAAAACTTTAAATAAAAATGAAGCTCGTGAATTTGCCGAGCTTTTAGGATTCGAAACAATTTCCGATATATTGTATGGTGATATATATTGGGATAAAATCGTATCGATTGAATATTTAGGTGAGCAACAAACATATGATGTTTCGGTACCACACTATCGTAACTTTATTGCTAACGATATTATTTCACATAATACTGGCAAAACAGAAACGATGGTAGTCGAAGCATTATATAATGTATTTACTCGTAAAAACTTTATACATATGTTCGTAACACCATATCAATCACAAATTCGAATGATATTCGATAATATCCGTCAAAAAATTGATAGCTCTGCACTTATTAAACGAGAAGTAACACGATCGACTACTAATCCTCATTTATTAGAATTTTCTAACGGTTCTAAAATAGTCGGATTTACTTCTGGTGCCGGATCTGGTATGAGCGCTGCCTCTATTCGGGGATGGAGAGCAGACTGGATATCACTCGATGAAATGGATATAGCATAAATGGATTATTTCATGTAATATATAAGTATAAAATACTATTATTTTAATAAGGAATATATTATATGAAAAATTATAAAAGTAACAAAATATTTGCAATGTTGTTTGGTTATATTTTAGGAGATGGTTGGATAGATATTAATCATCTTGGTGGAGTTTCTGGTGACTTAGAAGCTTTAGAAATCATAAAAAAAGATATGCAAGATCTTTTTGGTGATATTGGAAAAGCTACTATTTTATGCAGAAAAACTTCTTCTCCTAAATATAAAATAAAAGGAACATCAAATCAATTTTCTTTTAATAGAAAAACATCTAGAATTTTTATTGAACATGGAATGCCAACAGGTAAGTGCGTAGAAACAGATTATAGATTACCTGATTGGATAATTAATGGATCATTAGAAATAAAGAAATCATTTTTATCTGGTTTTTATGCCGCAGAAGGAACAAAAATTATTCCTGCAATACGTAAAGGATTTAAAACATTAAACTTTTCACAATCAAAGAGAATAGAACTATCTGATAGTTTGGAATATTTAATGGTAGATCAAATAGGTGGTATATTAACAGAATTAGGTTTAAAATATTCTATTGAAAGAAAAGAAGTTTTTACATGTGCAAAAAATTTAAGAATTAGATTAGATATATCTAATAGTACTCAAAGCTTATTGAAATGCATAGAAATATTAGATATGAAATATTGTCCTAGAAAACAAATATTATTTAACCAAGCTTATGATTATTTGTATAATGTGAAAATATTAAAAATATACGGAGCAGTTAAACATGCTCCAGATTTTGTTACTTATGTTATCAACAATCCAAATTGTTCATTTAAAACGCCGTTAAACAACGAAACTCCTGAAAAGGACAACGATGTACCAAGCTCATTAAATTAACAATGAGTAGTGTTCAACGACTAGGGATGAAATAAATTCCCCACGAAAGCGGTGAAACCCACTATAGTCTTATCATCAATTTTCATTCTATAGTGCGGAAGAAATAGTCTAAACTGGACCAGAATTGACTGGTCGATGAAAATGAAGGTAACTTCCAGAGCATAGGATAAAGAGCCTATGGTTAATAACAAATTGTATTTGGGCGAAGGTGACTTCGATACGATTTATGCGTTATGTATGGAACGTGATACGATCGGTATGACATGTTCTTCTACACCGACTGGTAGACGTTCTAAGTTCTATCAAATTTGCGTCCAAAAAGAGCTGGGGTTAACAATGGCCCCGTTATTAAGTAATTAATAAATGTAAATCTTTTGAACTGCTGGAACGTCCGTTAGGAAAATCAGCAGCGAAATCTTTATTTTTTTAAAGAAACGTTCAACGACTATCCTCGTGATGAGGAGTAGGGTCAAGCGACTCGAAGCGGAAGATGTCCTTTTAATAGGATAAAGATATAGTCTGAGCTATGTAGTAATACATAGAAGGTTGTAAGTAGCGATTACAATCGTAACAAAACTGTCCAAGAGCACTATCACCCGACACAACACAACCCTATGTGGTCGGATGCCATGGAAGAAGAATTTAGAAATACATACGATAAGAATGCATATGATCACGAAGTATTAGCAGAATTCGGTGTCGAAGAAGCCGGTGTATTTGACAAAGATAAAGTCGAAGAAGCAACACAAATCGACAATTATGCTTATTTCGATCGAGATAAATATAAACCTGTTCGTTCTATGATGGATGATAGTAATGTAAAAGAAATACATATACTACCTGAAGGACGAACTACATTTTATCCTAATGTATTTAGATGTATGGGCGTTGACTGGGATAAGTCTCAGGCTCCAACATCTATACTTATACTTGAATACGATCAAGTATTTAATAAATTTAGAGTTATTAATCGAACAGAAATCGAATCGTCTGAATTTACATTCGATAAAGCTGTTAAGAAGATAATTGATTTAAATGCTATTTATAACCCTAGCTATATTTATATAGACAGGGGAAGTGGCGAGTATCAGATGGAATCTTTAAAGATTTATGGTAAGCAACATCCTGAAACCGGACTTGATAAAAAAGTTAAAGGTTGGATGTTCTCTGAGAAAATCGATGTACAAGATCCTGTTACTGGTACTTTAGAAAAGAAACATTTAAAACCATTTATGGTTAATCAATTATCAATATTAATCGAACGCGGTAATCTTATATTAAGTCCATGGGACGCACATATATATAAGCAATTAATCGATTATCGTGTCGAAAAAATTACGGCGGCAGGTGTTCCTGTTTATAATAGTGATAACGAACACTTTGTCGATGCTTTAGGTTTAGCTTATCTAGCGTTCGTCGAACATTTTCCAGAGCTTACTAAGCTAGTTAAAAAAGCATCGTACGAAGCCGTTTATTCATTTAATAATGGACATTCATTACCATTATATGAAAAGCGTGATTTAGAAAATCCATGGTCTAACGAAAAGAAACAATATGAATCGGTAGACGAAGCATGGGAAAAAGTTCCGCTTAATGATTCGTTTAATAGACGTACGTCTAGAAAACCTTTAGGCGGAATGTTTAAAAGGACATTATTTTAATGGCTGAAGATAAAAAGATATTATATAGACCATCGATAGAACCACAACGACACTATGAAAGTGATGGTCAGTTTAAAAAGAAAATTACTTCAGTTTCGGATCCGATACCATATTATCCAGAACCTGAAGAGAAGAAATCTGAAACGGACGAATTGTTGGCAGATTTAAAGATGGTCTATGATCTTTTACCATTCATGCCAATACCGATTCGACCTATTATCGAAACTATGATCGTAACGATTACGACCGATACGATTATACGAATTGATCCTCCTGATCCTGAGACACCATTGCCTCCAGAACCAGAAGATCCTAATAAGTTTATTCCGGTGCCAACACCAGAACCAGATTTACCTGAACCTAAAGTTAATCCAGAACCGTTACCTAAAGACGATAGTGATTTAGATTTTCCTAACGTTCCGATTGTCGATGTACCGCAAGAAAAATCACAAGAATTAGATCGATTAGTGTATCGATGGACGAAACGTAATTTAGTTCGTGTGAAGAAACATTGGATTGAAAAATTAAAAGATTATCTTCAAGATTATCTTTCGAAAATGTTTAATGCCGTGCAACTATGCGGCGCTGAAGACATTACTATTTTATTATTAGCTTTCGATGCGTTAGCTGTTAAAACTACGTCTGGTAAAAAATGTAAAGTAGCTCATGATAGTATTGTACGTAACGATCTATTAATAAGAGAAAAAGCAAAGTTAATGGCTAAATTATACTCGGCCGACGAACTTATTCGTTTTATGAGAGCTATCGAAGCAGCCGCACAAACTCGTCAAGAATATTATAATCATGAATTTTTATCGTATTGTCCGACTATGTTAAGTCAATATGAAAACGATATGTTAAGAAGTTATCGTGGTAAATATGACGAGAAATATGTGAACGCCGTTTATCAGTATAATAAATTATTAGTATCGTCTGCAGAACTAACTAAAGAAGTATTTAATTTAACAGCTGAAAATGCTATGGCTAAAGGTGTATTAATTAATAATGGTATTAATCCATTTGAAAAAACACCGACACCTGATCCTATATTCTATTTAAATACATTAGCTCCTGAAGCTGGTAAGATTGGTGCTAATGGTTTATCATCGACTGGTAATTATGGTAACCTTAAACCTGGTGCTGGATCTACTTCTAGTAGCGGTGGAGACGGTACTGTCGATGCTGTTAATCTTAAAGGTAATGATAAAGTTCAAAAGATGTGGAATTTCTTTAAGGATATGGGCTACGACAATAATGCAATTGCTGGTATCATGGGTAATATTCAACAAGAATCTCAATTTAGTTTAGGTATTACTGAAGATGGTTCTGGTACAATGTCACCTGGCGTTGGTTTTGGTCTAGTTCAATGGACAGATGCTGAACGTCAAGGATTATTATCTAGAATAGCTTCTCAACTTGACAAACAACCTGGCGATCTTGAAGCTCAATTAGCAACGATTAAGTATGAAATTATGAATACACATACTGGTGCTAAGCCTGAACATATGAACGGTAAGTCTATCGAACAAGCAGTAAGTTGCTTTATTGGTAACTTCGAATATCAAGATGGTGACGGACGTGAAAATGTTGAAGTAGTAGCTCATGGTAAACGTGTCGGATACGCTCAAAATATTTACAACAATTTTGCAAAGTAATATTAATATGGTATAATTAATTCGTATTAATATATTTTGTACAAGGAAAATAAATGGGTCTAACTAATTTTTTCGAAAAAGTAACGACAAAAAAGCTAGATACTAATAAGAAAGTCACCGGAGATTTTCAATCAGCATTAAAGGCTAAACCAGTAACACTTGGCGAATATCGAAATGCTAACGCACAAAATCCCGGTGCACGTTCTTATGATCTAGCACAAATAAAGAACGCTGTCTTAACAGATTCTTATTTAGCAGTTGCCGTTAGAAAATTTTCTCAGCTTATTACTAAAGCTGGGTATCAAATTAAATCTAAGAATGAAGATGCTGCTAATTATGTTAATGACAGAATTAAAGTTATAGAATTTAGAACGAAGATTCCTTTTTATACTTTAATAACTTCTATCGCTAGAGACTTGTATACTTACTCAAATTCGTATATAATAAAAACTAGAGATAATAATACTGAAAAATTTGGTCTTAAAGCTGAAAAGATTTTTAGCGGTGGAGCAATTTCAGGTTTATTTTTAGCCGATCCAGCATCGGTAACGATTCGTCGTAACGATGCCGGGGCTATCGATGCATATGTAATTAATCAGGAAGAGTATTCTCCGAACGATGTAATTCATTTGTATATCGACAAAATGAATAATGCGGACTATGGTACATCCCGAATTTATTCGGCATTAGAAGATGTAACTATGCTCCGGAAAGCTGAAGGGCTGGTAATGACGATATTGTATCGCTTTGCCATCCCTGTTTTGCATATAAAAGTAGGTAATACGGCCGAAGGTCAATATGCTACGCAAAAAGAAATTAACGATGCCCGCGATGCATTCCAAGAGATGCCGAACGATGGATTTATCGTTACGAATGAACGCACAGCGATTGAAGCTATTACGCCTAATATGCAAGCTAATCAACTTTTAAAATTTTTAGAGTATTTAGAACTTCGAGTATTCTCTGCATTAAATGCATCTAAATCTTCGATGGGACGTGGCGGCGGTCAGTCTTCTGCTGATAATACTGAAGCATTAATGCATGATGAAGTAAGAGCATTCCAAAACGTAATTACTAATTTTATCGAAAAATATCTATTTACAGAATTATTATTAGAAGGTGGATTTAATCCTTTATTGAATAAAGACGATTATGTATCGTTTGCATTTAACGAAGTATCAATCGACACTAAAATTAAGCTCGAATCTAATACCATTCAAAAATATCAAGGGAATGTTATCGACTTGGACGAAGCTCGTCGTGAACTTGGCCTTAGTAATGAATTATCTGAAGAAGATATGTATGCCTTTAAAATTACTCAAAAAGGTAAACTCGATCTTGTCGATGCTCAAGCTAATGCTGCTATTAAGACAGCAAAAGCTACGGCTGCATTAAATATGCAACAAGCTCAATCTTCGAACGACGATGGATTGGATAATCGCAAGTTTAATGGTAGACAAGCATCGTCTAGTCCTAACGATTACTTCTCTAACGATGCTAATCCGACAAATCAAAATACAGATAAATATAGTATTAAAGCTAAAGAATCTTTAAATACTCAACAAAATTTAGACGATTATTCAAAAAACTTTAGTAAAGTTGATAAACTCTACAAAGACCTCAGTAATATACTCACAGATGGCGACGCTATTGAAGACGATAAATTTAGAGAAGCTCTTCACGAGTATGCTTTAGATTTTGCTAAACAAGGTGTCGACCACTCTAAAGCGAACAACAAAACTAATAAAGACAAGATCACTCCGAACATCGATGTGATTGACGATTATTCGTCAAAAAAATAAGTAAGATAATGCAGGACATTCAATCTGCGGTCAAAAATAATAAAGATAAAATATACATCGATAACATTCTAAGTAAAAATGAATATCGCCTTCGTTTCTTATGTGATTATATCTCTCGTAAAGCATACTGGTACGGATACGTACAACAATGTAAACAAGACGGTATAAAAGCAATCGATATTCAGTTTAACGACAGTGAACATCAAAATGGACGCATGACCCATTTTAACATTGATAGAATTACTATCGAAGATATTCCAGCTTATAGCCCGTACTGTACGTGCGGCATAAAACCAATCATGAAAGGATAAATAATGGACTTCCGTGAATATATTGGTTTTTCTCCTACAAGTGAAAACGTCACGATAAAAGAGTCTGTTATCAGACCTATTGGTCAATCGAGTTATTCTGATGATTCCGATAATAAATTAATTGTCGAAATCGAAGCTGTTCATGCATATCCTTATGTTACTCGAAACAGTACTCGATATGCATATCAAGGTCTAGAAGATTCCTTATCTGAGTGGACACATCCTTATAATATTCCAATCATTATGCATCATAATGATCAAGACGGTCAAATTATTGGTCGTGCGATCGATGCAAGACTTGGTGATAGCGAACGACTCGTCGGCTCTAAAGCTTTATTTATTACGGCTGAAATTCTCGATGAAAAAGCTCAAAAAGATATCAAGTCTGGATTATTATCGACTGTAAGCATTGGTATGACTGGACACGACGTTCGTTGTTCTATTTGTGGACAAGATCTCAACGAAGGTCCGTGTGAACATGTCAGAGGAGAGAGTTATGACGGACAAACATGTTGTTGGGATTTCTTTTCGATGAGCCCAATCGAATTGTCTTACGTTATAGTTCCTTCTGATAAATATGCAAAGAATATTAAAGTATATGATGACGGGGAGTACGAACAACAAAGTAGTACTCCTTCTAATTTAAGTATTCCGCAACAAGGAGAAACCGGTACGAATATTCGTGCTAACGAATCTATGGATAAAGAAAAATTAAAAGTTCAAGAACCTGAAACTGAAGTTAAAACTGAAGTCGAAGGCAAAGAAACTGCTACAGAAGTTGAAGTTCCTGAAACTGAAACTCCTGAAGTTGAAAAAACTCCAGAGATTAAAGGTGAAGAAAAAACAGAGATCGAAGAATTAAAAGGTCAGATCGCTGAACTTATTAAATCTAACGAAGCTCTTACTGCAAAAGTTTCTAATCTTGCCGACGATTTATTAGCTTATAAATCTGAAGCTCGTAAAGAAACTGCTTCCTTAATCGAAGGTAAAGAAAAATTAGAAGAAGCTCTTAAATCTGTTCAAGAAGTTAAAGCAGGCTTCGATACATTTAAAACTGAAAGCGAAGAAAAAGTTAAGTCTGAAATTGCTTCCGTTAAAGAATCTTTCGAAGATAAAATTAAAACATTAGATTTGGCAAACTCTACGGTTACAGATCCTAATGCTAAGAATAATAAATCTACTGAAGTTCAAGTAAAAGAAGCTGCTCAACAACTTAAATCTATTACTGACGTATTTAACGCTTTCTATAAATAATAGGAGATAAATTTTAAATGGCAAATTACAATCCTGGTAAAGGTGCTAATTATTTCACTGGCGGTGCTGATGGTAAAGTGTTCAGAGGCATGGGCTTCAAACAGTTCAATAACGATGACCGCCGTGTAACACGTACTCAAGTACGTTTAAATACAACTAACCATGACACTTCCAATATTGCTTATTGGTTGGATGATCGTCTTCCTGTAGCATTCCGTTACAACTATGCAGAAATGTATAACCAAGTCGTAATTCCAAAAGGTCGTATCGTAGCTGTTGACCGCGATGTTAAAGCTGCTAAAGAAAATCCTGAAAAATTCTTAAACGTATTGACACTTGCTAATGGTGGCTGCCCTGTACGTTTGCGTACAGCTGCCGATGTATATGGTGCTGCTGGTATCGTATCTGGTAAAGCTTCTGGTAAACCTATGATGAATGCTGATGTTGACTGGACTCCAGTCGATGCGGCTGCTTATACTGCAGATCATTACAAACCTTTCGCTAATGGCGGTGCTAAAGCAATCGCTACTGCTGCTGGTCTTGATAAAGATAAAACTTCTGGCTTGTTAACTAAAGCTGGTAAAAAACTTATGGACCATCGTAATGGTAACGTTCCTATCGGTATTTTAATGCGTAACGAATATACTCGTGACGAAAATGCTTGGAACGGTATGACTCCTGGTGCTATTAAAACTGACGTAATGGTAGAATTGCCTCATTTCTTGTTTAAAGATGAAGCTGAACAAAATCCTTGGGGTTCTGCTTACGGTACATTCTTGCCTGGCGATTTCGTAAAATCTGATGAAAATGGTCGTATCGTAAAATCTCCATTGTCTGACGAAACTGCTTTGGCAACTATGCAAGCTCCTGAAATCGAATTTGAACGTCAACAAATTATCGGTCAAGTACACGAAGTAAATCCTAATTTAGTTCCTGAAGGTTCTACAAAATGGATGAAATGGGCTATCGAAGATCAAGAACAATTGGCTCAATACGCTGAAGATGGTTATGGCCGTACATATCGTCGTGGCGAAGATTTAGTCGATGGTTCTGCATATTTCCGTGGTATCGAAAATTATGAATTCAATTCTTTGTATTCTGACCATGACTTAAATATGACTGCTTCCAATAATAAATTGGACGTATACGATTCCCGTATGGGTGCTCGTTATGAGTATATCGGTATTCCTGGTTTAACAGATGGTCGCAACGTAGCTACGACTGCTATCAAAGACGTTAAAGTTGGCGTAATGCATCTAGCTGCTCCTACTCAAGAATATCTTGATTTCAACTATCAAATTCCAGAACGTTTCATCGAACAAGGTTCTGTACAAATTTCTATTAATAACTCTGCTTATACTCCAGTAGTAAAAGGTGCTGTTATTGCTAATGCATTCGAAGTAGTATACTTCAATGAAGTTAATGGTTTGATCCGCTTGCATGTTATCGACCGTGCACAAGCCGATGCAATTATTAAAGCTGCTCCTAAAGAAGAAGCGGAAGTAAAAGTATCTTATTCCCGTCAAGGTCTTGCTGGCGTGCCTACATTCATGGATTGGGCAGGCTGTGTAGGTTCTGTTAAAGTATTGTTACAAAAATAATAGGAGCTTTAAAATATAATGAAAATCGAAATGAAAGAATTTGTTAATTCTCTTAAAGAACAACGCGCTGAAGTGACTAAAGCTGGTCAAGAAGCTGGTTGGTCCCCTGAAAAAATGCAAGAATCTTTGAGAAAATACGATATTCTCGAAGACGTTGTTGCTCGTATGAACAAACAACCTAGCAATAAATCTTTCAGCATTAAAGAAACAATTATGACAACTGACGTTGTCGATTTGGTTCCTCGTATCATCGAAACTCGTATGATCGAAGCTGAAGATACTCAATCTGTTATTTCTCCATTCTTCACAAAAATTCAATCCGATAAAACAAGCGGTACAGTAGTTGTTCCTATTATCGGTGAATTGCAAGCACACGAAGTTTCCGAGGCTGGTGCTTATAATGATGAAGCAGTAGAAATCAATACTCTTCAATACAACTCTATCGAGATCCGTCCTAAAAAAATCGGTCTTAAAGTTACGTTGTCTGAAGAAGTTATTATGGATTCCTATTGGGATATCATGGAAGCTAACTTGTCTCGTATTGGCGGTGCAATGGCTCGTTATAAAGACGAATGGTGTGCTCGTGAATTCTCTGAACATGGTCACGTAGTATTCGACAATGCTTTGGGTG